TGTGCTTGGGCAAGACTTGAGCAATATGACACAAACACAGCAGACTTTTAAATTACTAATAGAATGTATTGAAAGTGTTATGACACAAGATGAGAACATTAAGTTTAAAGATGAAGCAGAAGAAGAAAAACTATCTTTTGTCGAATCTCTAACGTCAGAGCAATTTAAAGCTGTTCGTGAATATATTGAAAAAATGCCAAAGATGAAATACAATCTTGAGTATTCATGTTCTAGTTGTAATGAAAAGAATAACGTAACCTTGGAGGGTATGCAAGATTTTTTGTAATATGTCTCTCTCATGACTCTTTAGTGAATTACTTTAAAACTAATTTTCAGCTAATGCAGCACCATCATTATTCACTAACAGAGATTGAACATATGATTCCATGGGAGAGAGAAGTATACTTGGCAATGTTGATTGAGCATATCAAAGAGGAAACCGAAAGAGCGCAGAAAAGAAAATGACTTTAGAAGAAATTAAGAAACAGCTCCAGGAAAACAAAGAGTCGACAGATGATACGACTCTTGAGGTTATGCAACTCACAGACCTGATGGAAAAGCAGTTTCTTAAACAGGACCGCCAAAGATTAGATGATCTTGAGGATAAAGGGGAATCTAAAAAAACAGCTGACCAGATGCAAAAGGCTAGTCAGTCAAAAGCTAGTGGCGGTGATCCATTTGGAAATCTTCTTGGACTTGGTAATATTTTACGTTCTTTGTTTAGTCCTCTTGGCATCGCGGCCATTGCTTCTTTAACTGGAGCTGACGCAGCTATTAGAGCTTTAAAAATTCCTGATATGATTAAAGGTACTAAAGATTTCTTTAAAAGAATAGGAAGTATTTTTGATACGATCAAAGGAGTAAAGTTACCTGAATTGCCAAAGATTCAGTTTGAAGGTGGAAGCCTTGGTAAAATTAAATTGCCCGAGATTCCAACTCCAAGATTTGTTACTGCGGCTGGGGAATTACTAGAAGCTGGTAAAAATTTCTTAGATATAAAAATTACGCAGCCGACAACTAGATTTATTGATAGTGTTGGTAAAGCTTTCACTGACTTCATTGATATAAAAATTAAGCAACCAATCAGCAGATTTGTTAACTCTGCTGGTGATATGGTTGATCAGATTAAATTAAAAATTCCTGAGATTCCAACTCCAAGATTTGTTACTGCGGCTGGAGATGCTATTGATAAAATTGATATTAAAATGCCAGAAATACCAACACCAAAGTTTGTATCTGCTTCAGTTGACTTTGTAAAAAACATTGAGCTTGAGCTACCAAAGTTACCACAAATCAAGATTGGTGAAGGTGACTTCTCATTCATTCAAAAACTAAAAGACATTCTTGGTAACTTTCCTGATGGAGCTAATGACGTAGCAGGGAAAGGCATATTAGGATTTATTGGTTCTGCCGCTAAAGTGTTAGAACCGGTATTAAAGCCAATTAAGTTTATTATGAAAACAGTACTTCGCCCATTTACTCAAATCTTATTAACTGTAATTGATTTTGTTACAGGATTCTATAAAGGATTTACGAGTGAGGCTGAAGATGAAATGTCAACATTCTCAGATAAATTATTAGCCGGTGTTGAAGGTGGTTTCCTTGGTGTGATTAAAGGCATCACCGAAGCATTTGACTTGTTATTCTTTACAATACCTGCTTGGTTGCTCGAAAAGTTTGGCATGACCAATGCTGCAGAGATTCTAAGAGGCTTCTCGTTCACTGAACTTGTAGATCCAATATGGAATGGCATTAAGAATACTGTATCTTTTGTTGGTGATAACTTTATGCTAATGAAAGATATTATTGTTGGATCTTTCACACTAGAAATAACAAGAATCGTAAATGGATTTAAAGCTGCGTTTGAAACAGTAGCTAACTTTGTAAACAATCTTGGTGATCAACTGTATCTTCTTATAGCAAAGAACTTAAGATTTAAGCTGGATCCGATGGTAATTACAAATCCAATTACCGGAAATCCTTTATTCACTATTCCAGGATTTGATGCTGGAGTTGGTACAGCGGAAACAATAGCTGCAGCCGAAGAAAGAATTGCTAATCGCAATACAACAAGCGCAGCAAAGATTGAAGGCTTAAATAACGAAGTAGCAGAAATGATGAAAGCCCAGCAAGCGAGGCTTACTGAGCTTGGTAATGCTTTCCAAAGTCAAGTGTTAGTTGCACCGAATAATAGTCAAACAACTAATCAAACGAATAACGCTACTGTACTTAACTCTAATGGAATGCCGGCTACAATAGATGTAGCCGACCCATTTTAATTAAGCAGCGTCATCATTAATTAGCTTAGAGAAATATGACATAGTGTCATCATCATCGTTAGATGATAGTTCTTCCGCTGTAGTTGATGGAGCAGCTTCTTTAAAGGAAGGCGCTGGAGTTTCTTCACCTAGACTAATTTCATCTTCAATCTTAGGTGCACCACCCATCACACCACCGCCAAGAACTGACTGTAGTTTAGCTTGAAGTTCATCATAAGTTTTATACTTAGTAGGATCTGTAAACTCACGAAGATCGTGCATTGAGTTATAAATCGTTTCTAACTCATCATCGTCCTGAGATAAAGGAGAAGGAGAAGCGAACTCTGACTTGTCATAGTTACGATAACCTTCAACATCACGGATCTTCAACTTGAAGTTAGCACCTTCCCAAAAATCAAATGGATTAATTGGATCCTCATCAGCAAACTCTGGCTGCATAGAGTCCATAAGCTTGTCAAAGATTTTCTTACCATATTGATATAGGAATACTTTACCTTCATTCGCAGGATTACCTGGATCACTTACAACATAGATGTTAGACACATAGTGTAAACGACGTTTCTGGTTACGAGCAGTTTGTTTATCTGACTCAATACCAGAGTTCCATAGACGAGAATTGAGTTCGCCAACTGGATCGTTTTGTCCGATTGATGTAAGAGATTTTTCGATGTACCACTTACCTGTTGGGCCTTTAAAGCCATGATCCCAATAACGGTTCCAAGGTAAGTCTGAACCTTCCGATGCTGGAAGGAAGCGAATAACAGCATAACCATTATTCTGTTTGTCAACCGTAGGCTTCCATAGACGATCATCAGTGTATTTGTTACTCTGAGTTTGTGAGCCGGTTGCTTCTGCAGCAGCTACGAGTTGATCGATTTTACCACGGTTACGTTTTAAGTTTGCAAAAGACATGTGTATTTTCTCCGTATGTCTGAAATGTTACTGTATTATTATAAGTTATATGCACTGAAATGTACACTACTATTTATTCAAAATACAAAGTATTTTGACGAGGCAAGAAATTTAATCTCATAGCCTCAGCTTCAATCTTCTCCTTAATAACAGGAGAGATGAATTTCTTTACATCCTCTGGATCGATGTTTGTTGCATTGCAGGCCTCGACTACTGCGTCAATGTAGCCGAGCTTTTTTTCTACAACTTGTTTTTCTACAATCTTACTGAACTTTGACTTGTTCATGAATTCTGCTTCAATCATGCTTCCTCTTTTTCTGGGTCTAGTCCTGTGTAAGTATACCCTAAGTCTTGATAGAATACACCATACGAATATTTTTGATTACCGTCTTTATCATAGGCAGGAACAACACAACGATAGCGGATCTTATGTTGCTGATACTCACCATAGAACATGTCAACATACTCACCTGTGCTCAAGTATTTCTGTAGATTAGCAATGTAAGCTTGAATATGAGCTACACGAGTCTCAGCACCTTTCTCTTTGAGACGTAGAGATTTACGAGCTCCAACTAAAAGATCTTTTTGAGTTTTAATCCAGTCTTGAACTTTACGGAAATAAAACGGATCATCCTCTGGACGATTAAGAGCATTCGGATGGATGTTTTTAAACTGAGGTGGATTTTCTCTCATACGTTTTTCACGTGCTTTCGCCAGTCTTTCGGCTGCAGCGGCACGTTGTTCAGGTGTCATAGGTTTACGTTTTTTACGAATAGCCATTCGTTATCTCCTTCATCATATAATACTATTCTACCACAGACGTGATAGAATGTACACTAAAAAGTTTAGTTCAAATTCAAATGGTTATTCGTCTAAACGCAATAATTCTATTTCGCCGTTTTCATCTTTTTGCCAGCGAACTAAGTTATTGTCTACAAGATACATTATTGTTCGTTCAATAATGAGGTCTTGACTATTTTGAGTAATAGACTTTCCTATCATAAAAGCTGTAGCACTGGCGGCTGCGAATAAAGCCCACTGTATTGATAGAGTAGAAAGCACAATCATTCAAGTCCTCCTATTTTAGACAATACTATTTATACTTTAGTGTAGATAATAGATGTGACGCTATCAATACGGAAGCTTCGCCAATCCTTTTTCTCTAAGTCCCAAACCGCAAGAACGTTTTCGTTTGATCGTTTATTTGAAATATATTCTTCTATATCAATTGTCTCTGGTAAATAATCTTTATGCAAAGTACAATACATTACACGATCAGTACCATCAGCTTTTACAAAAATAACTGTAGCTCTTGATTGCTTTAGCTTAGCTGCGATCTCATCTCTTGTCATGTCTATTGCCATTAGTTTCTCCTT